TATCTACTGATAATCCAGATCAACTTGGTTATACAGGAGAGCATATCATACCTATTCTTGTTAAAGGTATGCAAGAACAACAGGTTGTTATCGATAATCTAACAGCTAGACTAGAGGCTCTAGAAGGGTAAAAACACACTATAAATATACATGTAGAAACGGTAAAATAGGCTTAGACAGGGTCTGAGCAACAAGAAACGGTAGGTTTGCACCTACCGTTCTTTATTTGATTTGCTATAGATTAACTATTAAATATACCCTAAGTTTTGCTTACGGCCTCGTTCAGGAGTCCAAGGACCTTGTTTAGGATCAACCATTGCAATTGTTGCTTCCGAGTCAAGATCAGCTTTATAATCAGCAGCTGTAGAACCAGTAACTGTTACACGAACTGCATGACCATCTGACTTACGTACAATAACGCAATCAAGTGAACCTGAGCCGTAAGAAGCTTTAGCCCTTACTGTAAGTGCAGTGATTCCTATTTTAGCGAGATCTGTTGAAGAGACATCCGATGTATGGTTAGCATTTGATCCAGTGAAGACAGGCCAGCTATTCCAGACAACATAGTAGTTATCGTTAAGAGTCGCATTAGCAGCTGTACCAATACCGTAACCAGAATTAGTTACGTAATGCGACTCTAATCTCTTAAGCCCTTGTCCCCTATCAGCACCAGACTTACCATCCGCAAGTTTAATGTTTGTAAATTTAAGCATATAAGTATTTAATCAACCAAGTATAATTTTTACAAAAAAAGAACGGGTCCATTTCTGGACCCGCACTGGTTAATAGTGTAATACTAATAGATCTTAGAAGTATACAGCACTTGATCCTGGAGTGAACTCCTGGCCAAGATTCTGTACAATAATGACGTGATAGTAAAGGTTAGCACCAAAGATATTGTCGACAACACCGTAACGGGTAAGAAGTCCTACGCGTGGTGCGAAGTCGTTCGGTCCGATTGTGCGCTGAACCATAACTGGGATGTATGGGCAATAAATGATACCTGTGTCATAGAACTCAGGTCCCTTATATCCAAGAAGTGCGTACTCAACGTTAGTAGTACCACCACCGTATACGGTAGGTGAGTAGTTTCCAGACTGAACTTCAGTACGTGTATCACGGTAAACGTTGAAACGTCCACCGAGTGATCCAACCTTGGCAATACCAACAGGCTGTGTATTTACATCACCCTGTACAGGTACCCACTGGAATTCAGGGAGCATCTCAAGGATAGCACATACACGTGGAGTAGCAACAACGAAGTTAGCAGCACCACGACGGTTACGTACAGCAATGCGGTTAGCTTCGATAATCAAGCGCTGGTAGAAGTCACGGTTACGCTCAACGAGCCAGCGACCATCAGCAGAAGCAGGGCTCCATACTGAGAAACCAGGTCCAAATCCTGCACCAAGTGCGGACTGGATCATGCGCATAAGCATCTCACGATCGATTTCAGCTTGGATCTCGTAGCTCATGGCATTAGTGATCTCAGCGTCAATGTCGATTCCGTTCATGTTCTTAAGGTCCTGCTCAAGTTCAACTGACCAACGTGCGCCAAGGCGACGTGTACCAGCTTCAACAGCAGTCTTTTCGAACTTAACTTCAACCTGTGGAATGTTTCCAGTGATCTCGAAAGCAGAAAGGATCTGTGCGACACCTTTGTCTTGATCAGCGAAAGCCCAATATCCAGCACTTCCGGTAAGGTCAGCAGAGCTGGCACCAGTAAAGCGAGTATCAAGGAGCTGATATCCGAGTTCGGTCTGCGGAAGGCCAACTGAACCGGAAAGACCTGGGGTCTTAGCAGCTTGTCCGCCTGCAGCAGCTTGGGTTTTTCCATCGATTCCAGTTCCTAGGAACTCATTCTGGTAAGCATAACGCAAAGCGAATGCAAGACCAACTGGTCCACTCATAGGCTGAACACCAACGATTTCGTTAGTGATAAGCTCTGGGAATGTACGACGAATCATCGGGATGAGCACCTTTGGAAGGCGAGCATCATTCGGGGCATATGTATCGGCTGATCTGGAGCCACCTGCTACGTTAGGGTTGAATTGTACTCCACCCTGAGCAGATCCACCAAGAGCTCCACCACCAGTGGAGTTGTCCTCTTCGATACACCATTTCTCCTGGTTCTCCAGGAGGACCGCGGTATTAAGGCGGGTATGATCATCTTCAATAGCTTTAACGCTATCAGATGTATAGTCAAGGACCGGTGCCCACTTCTCCAAAAGAGTTGCAGCACGGTCCTGATCAATAAATGATTGTGGTTTGTTCATAATAATATATTTTTTTGTTTTGTTTCGACCTTTCATGGGACTAAATCCCAAGTTACTCAGACACTATTCATGTCTCATTGTTCAGGGTGAAAAATTATTTCATCTTATCCAGACCCGCAAGATACGGATTCTCTGGGGTAGAAGGTTTTACTTTCTCCTCAACGATTTTAGGAGCATCAGCTTTCACAGTGCGATTACTAATAGCTTCTTCGCGAATAACTGCCATTTGCTCTTTTTCTTTCTTGTCAAAGAGACGTGCAGTGTACTCGAAATTCTCTGTGATAAACTTGGCTGATTTATCACTCAAAACTTTCTTAAGATAATTAGCTTTTTTATCACTGTACCTTGAGACTTTTTGCTCAAGTACAAGCTTTGCGCTAGTCTTATCATATGCTTCTTTAAGATGCGCATTCTCTTGCTTGATCTTATCGAACTCAGACTTGAGCTCATCAATTTGAGATTTACCATCTACAATAGCTTCTTTAACTGACTCACTCATAAGTGAAGAGTCAACAGCAAGCACTGAACGAAGATTAGTAAGGACGGAGTATGCTGTCTTATTTTTAGTAGCTTCTTCAATAGCAGCTACAGGCATTGCTTCGTCGATATACTCTTCAATATAACTGGAAATAGACTCAACTAGTTGCTCTTTAAAATCAGATGCACCTTCGTTAAGTTCAGTTTCGTATTTTTTAATAACTTGTACCAACTTATTGGCATTATTCTTATCTACAGCTTCAACAACTGTCTGCATCTTAGAAGTATGGTCACTATCAATTCGTGTGACCAGCTCTTCAAGCTTTTCGGCATAGAGTTCATCTTGGCTAGTAAGGGCTGCTTCAACAGAAAGCTCGACTTTCTCTTTAAGAGCCGTTTCAATGACACTCACGCTCTCTTCGGTGAGTACATCTTGTAGTTCTTTTGGTAATAGATTTTTATTCATAATTTAAAAGAGTGGTTTTTCTGCTGCTTGTTTTATTCTTGATTCAAGCTTATCGTTAACAGCCGATTGTAAATATTTATTCGCGGCAGCGTAGTTTTTATCAGAAATAGCATCGATAAACCTAACTATCTTGTTTTTGGTTGTATTTTCTTCGGCCATGTTGTTATTTATTAAATGTTTTTTTAAAATCAAATTTTGTTAATGAATGTCATAATTCTCTCAAGTAAGTACTTTTCTACTTCTTTTTTAGGTAGCTTACCTACCGCTCTCTCAAAGTTGTCATAAATCTCCTCATACTTACCATCTTCCGCTAAAACCCATTGTTTTGATTCTAGAATACCATTAACAAAAGCTTTGGGGTATGAAGGATCAGCAACACAATCAACAGCAACTAAGCTCATGTTCTTAACTATATTATGCTCTCTACCTTCTTCAAGAGTACCAAGAGCTCGTGATGACATACCAACCTTAACACCATCATTTACTAATGCACGAACTATTTTACCACATGGTGTTGATAATACTTTAGATTTACCATAAAATACATTACCATCTTGAGTCATTTCAGTTACTATATGACACGCGCGCTCGAGATCAACATCTGCTGTTGATGGGTGGTTTAACTCCCCCATTGCGCGGCCTGGTTTAACCATCTCTTCATTATAACGAGCAACCTCCCGCTCAAGCTCATGCAGGGGGTACATTCTTTTATTCTTATTAACTCCTTCTGCCATCATGTACGGTCCTTTAATAAAGAGGTTAGATGGAGAATCTTTATTAGTTTCTTCTTCAATGATCTCAAATTGATCATTAAGATCTGGATTTTCACATACTAGATTAAGTTTAAGTGACATACTATTATTTATGCCCGAAAGCTATGAAAGCTCTTTTTCTGTTAATATTAACCATTTATAACCTCTACCTTTACAATATTTTCTTGCTGCTTTCCATTTGGCTTGATTTCTAACAAATTGAACCTGCTCATATATAATATGCTTTTTCTGTTTATATTTTGTAGTAGGTTTTAGAGTTTGTTTATATGGCTTTATTTCAACAAGATATTTAGTAATAGCATTACCTTCTTTAATAACAACATAATTATCTACATGATATCTATGATTGCGTTTTGTTAGAGGGTTATAATAAGGAATTACAACATTTTCACTACCCCATCTAACTACTTTAGGGTTATTATCACAGAATCGAAAAAATTTTAATTCTAGACCAGATCTATATATAGCGCGCTCACCGATAAATTTATCGATATTTTTAGGTACAAATATACCTTGCCTATATCTAGAATTTTTCTTCATTATCCAACAATAAATAGAGCTGGATCTGTATCACCCATACCTGGAGAAGCACCTTCGAGTAACTTAGCTTCTAATTCTGCTTTCTTTTGATTACCTTCGGCAAGCAGATCATAATTAAGAGCACCTCCTCCTAGTAGGTTAACACTACCGAACTTACCTCTAACCCTACCAACAGTTATCATTGATAGAGCTAGTGCATATTCATATACCCACTGCTCTTTAATAACATCCCGTATAGGTCGTTCAATATAACAAGAGACAACTCCGTAGAATCTTTCTGTTATTGGTTGTGGATACATTTTTAAGTATTGAGTACGTGGATCAAACTGTAGATCTTTTCTTAAAGCTAGTACTTTTTCACGTGTATCAATCCACTCCTTCATAGTATACCACGAAACAAGATCAAAACCATAATTACCCATCGCATATGAGAAGTAGGTTTGTTGCGCTAATGTTTGCTCGAGGGTAAATAAAGTGTTAATACCTGTATTCGAACCTTCTTCAAAATCTGTAACTTCAATAACCTTTCTATAATCCATTACATCATAGTCAAAAACGTTTTGATATTGAGTTATATCTGCTGCTGTACCAGCTTGTGTTAATGTTTTTCTTTTAGTAGGTTTAAAAGCAGAAAGATTATCAAGTGAGTTATCGATTGCAGTAATATTTGCAACTAATGAGTAATCGAATAGTTCACCAGGCTCGATA